ACCAGATGAACGTGTGGTCAATGAGTGGGTCAGTAGGTTGTCTGACGCAAAGAGGACTCGACTTGGTGAGCAAGAAGGTTTCTCATTGAGTGACATTGATCTTTCTTCAAATCTTCTGATGTTGAAGGGTAAGATCAAACCTAATCTAGGTGCATCTTACATGACATCATTGAAAATGCCGCAAAGCATTCAATATGACGGATCTGGAAAAAGTACTGCGGTCTTATCGCCTGTCATAGGACATAAGGTTGAAAGAGAACAAAGTGTTCTGAAACCAAATATTTTGGTATTACAAAGGAAGAGCGTCGATGATCTTGCGAAATTTCTCAACGGATACGATTGGCGTCCCGATGAGAGAGGTGAGCGTATGTATCTTGAGGGTGATTACGAATCATTTGACAAGACTCAAAATGTCGTTGCATTGAAATTGCATTGGGAAAAGTGTGCTAAGTTCGGAGTTCTTCCAAAACTGACAGAGTTTCTTATTGCTCACAATGCTATGAGATCTATGTCTGCATTGGCAGCCGGTATAAAGATGTTCATAGATGCTCAAAGATCTACCGGTCATGGGGACACACTTGATGCAAACAATGATGTCAATGAGTTGGCTATGGCTGAGCTTTTGCTCAGTATCATTGAGCGGATTGAATTCATTATCTGTATGGGTGATGATTTCATAGTTGCCGTGCGAGGATTTGTTGATATTTCTGGTTGGGAGAAAGAAATAGCACGGAGGTATAATTTGGTCATCAAGTTGTCACTACAGAAACATGGGTACATTTGTAGTTATGACATTGTACATTATCCGGATGGTCATTCTGGAGTTGTCGCTGATGTCATAAAACGCGCCTTGGCTTTTTTGTCTGTCAGCATGCGAGATGAGCAGTTGTTTGCAGAACGATATATTTCATACGTTGATGGTATGAAATATGTCGATGACATTAGGGCTCAGAAGTATTTGTCCGAGGCAATACCGAAGCGTTTGAAATCTTATCTGCCAAACATTACATCTGAACATGTCATGCTTTTGTGCAAGGCACATGCAAAGATAAAGACAGAGTTTTCGATATTCAGGGGCATGTTCGCGAGTGCACCTACTATGCGATTCTACTAGATCAGCATCTGTCCGTTTACTCAACGTTAATGAGTGAGTCAGCAAAGACTATAACAACGGTCTCTAGGTCACCTTAGCAGTTTTCTGCCCCTAGGCATTCTT